GGGCTGACCTTGGCAGGAGAGGCCGGTCCGGAGGCTGTGGTCCCGTTGCCTGGTGGCCGCTCAATCCCCGTGCAGTGGACTGGTGGGCCCTATCAGCAAGCCGGAATGATGTCTACCATGTCCATGCCAGTGACGGTGAATGTCCATAACGAAGTGGGCGGGGAAGTGGAAACGACCACCTCGCGCGGATCAGACGGCAACCCGCAGATCGATGTCTATATCAAGAATGTCGTCAAGCAGGGGATGCGGAACGGGGAATTTGACCAGTCGATGAAGCAATTCGGCTCAAAACGTCAGCCGGTGAGGCGCTAATGGATAGCTGGCCTGGATCACTACCGACTCGACCATTAGAGGACGCCTACGAAGAGACGTGGCGGGACTCTCAGGTGCGCTCAAGTATCGAAGGCATGCCCTTAGTGCAGCGGCAACGTTCGCCCGGATATAGCAAGCCGATGTCGGTGACGTTCGAATTCACGAATACGCAGTTGGAGGCGTTTCAGTCATTCTACCGGACCACACTCGGTTTTGGGGCGATTCCCTTTTCCTGTACGCATCCGCGCACTGGGGCGAGCATTCGCGCGCGGTTTATCGGAGGCCAATCACCGAAGCACTCGGCCATAGGCTATGACACCTACCATAGCACCTGCATGGTGGAGGTGATGCCGTGAGTCTCGGGACCGGATCACTCGGAAGCGGATCGTTAGGCAGCGGCGGGGCTGGGGTACTCGCGCCTCCCCCGTTTATCCCTCCTGCGCCTCCAGTGGTGCTGGAGATCTGGCCGGTTGGCTTACCTCAGATTCCGCTGCGCGATGGATATGTTGAGACTGAGCCCAACGTGATCAAGCGCACGGACATGGATGAAGGACCCGCGAAACAGCGGCCGAGATTTACTGTCGGCATTCGTCCATTCCTTGTGCAACTTGAGATGGATCTCGATCAAGTGGCGATCTTTGAGACATTCTACGAGGACACCTTGAAGGATGGCACCTTGCCGTTTACGTGGAAGCATCCACGGACTCAAGTGAATACGGATTTCTATATTCGCCAGACGCAGAAAGTGAAGATGCAAGGAGCAAGGAATTATCGTGTAACCATGGCGCTGGAGGTGATGCCGTGAAGAGAGTGTTAATGGGACTAATGCTGCTTTCATCGCTATTTCTATCTAACGTGTCACACGCGGGATACGCGGAAGGCACGCCGTTTTCTGCCGGGAACACGAATACGACACCCGCACCTGATGCCTACGGGCAGGTTGTTAGAGCGTTTCTGAATGAACTGTTAGCCTGTGAGCGATTTCCAGAACAAGTCTGCGTGGTGGAGGAACGCTACCTGACCATCCCCATCGGCGGCACGGACGCGATGATCTCGGCGGATCAACTGTATAAGTCGAACACGGGGCATGTGAAAGGTATCAGCTGCTCCAGCGATGCGACGGCCACGGCGGGGACGATTGCGCTACGGGACAGTACTGTGGCTGGAGCCGGAAACATTCTGTGGTCGCAAGACATTCTAGCCATTGCCTACACCCCTGGCATGATTCGTGAGGATCTCGATACAGACTTTTCCGTTGGCCTCTTTCTCGACTTCACGACCACGGCGGACGTGAAGTGCATGGTGAGGTACCGATGAGGCGCGGCATGTGGGCGCTCATCATCTTGGCCGTGTTCCCGCTGTCAGTGTTTGCCGGGTCACTCCCGCAAAACTATACCGTCAAAGAGCATTCCTACATGTGGCGGGCGGATGGCAACAGCGCCACGCAGGGCACTGGTAGCATCGTCAACTACCCCACCATCACCAGCGGCACGGCTACCGCGACCCTCTCACAAGTTACAACTGCCGATGTGCCGACCATCCCCAATGCGTCCGGTACGCTGCCGGGGTCTGGCTCATTCATCAAAGTGGTGGCGAGCGGCGGGGCGAGTGGTGGCAACATTGACGTATCGCTCAACATCACCGCGATCAGCCAGGAGTCGCTCGGAAATTTCGGGTTGTGGTTCTACGACCCGGTCGGGGGAAATACCGACATCACCGGCGTGACGTTTTACACGGTCAATAATTCAGGCTTCACCAAGTTTTTTATCTACAACGCAGCGGGCGCGAACAACGGGGCGACGGGCCGCACCAAAGGCTGGAATCTGCTGTCTTGGCAGCGCGGGGATCAAACGACCACTGGGGGGTCTTATACGCACGCGGAAACCACGTCGCGTCTGATGTTGCGCGTGTCGCTAGGAGTGAACAAGTCGGCCACGTTCTACATCGGGGATGTGATTTACGGGTACTACACCAAGCCACAAATCATGGTCTGGGCAGCGGATAACGGCGATGGGGCCTACGACACGATGTTTCCGTACATGCAGGCGCGGGGTATTCCTGGCAGCTACGCGCCCACCACGGACTATCTGCCTGCTCCAAACGGGAGCCAAATCACGGTCGCGGAATTGCTGGAGATGCAGGCGGCGGGCTGGTCGATCATCCCGCACCAGACCATCGGCACCGCGCTCACATCGATGTCGCAGTCCGAAATGGAAGCCGAAATCGACGAGGTGCTGGCGGTCCATGCGTCCTACGGGTTTACCTACCGAGAGATGTATTACCCCGCAGGGGGCGCAACCAACGATACGGCGAATGCGGTCATGGCCTCGCGTGGCATTCGCTATGCGAACAATGCCAATACCGGCAATCTGCAAAAATCGATGCCGCTCTACGGCGGGCTGATCAACCCATTCCGCCTATGGAGTTACACCGCCGACGGGAAAACATTCTCCGAAGTGCGTACCGCCATTGACCATGCGATCAAATATGGCGGGTACCTCCGCATCCTCTGGCACGATGGCGATGGGGCGGACGAGGCCCACTTCAAATCGTCGATGGATTACCTCTACCGGCTGCGTGAGGCCAACGTGATTGACCTCAACAGCGATCAAACGTTTTTCACGCGATTTACGTCCCCACGAAAGGCTCGCTAATGTCATTCGACAAACCGATCTTCCACGGATTGCTGCATACCAACAAGCCGGATCTCGAAGCGCTCTACCGTGTGGGGTACATCCCCATGGTCACCAGGGCTGCGATTGCCAACTACGCCACGACCTGGCCCGACCCCCTAGGCCTCCCCACCGCAGAGTGGTGTGATGCGATGGTGTCCGCCACCGCCGCGCCGCGTGGGATGATCCTCATGGATCATGAGGCCTGGCCGTATGGGACGCAGGCGGAACGGCAAGCCACGGCGGCCAAGTACGTGACGCTCTATCAGGACATCAAGGCCCGCAAGCCTGGGTGGCGCATCGGGTGGTACACCGATCCTATCCAGCGGCGATTTTTTGACTCTATTACGGATACCGGCTCTGCGGCCTACAAAACGTGGCAGGCAGGGAATACCGACCTCGGCGCGATTATGGCCCCGTTTACCGATGTCTATTTCCCCTCTCTGTATGTCCACTATTCGCGTGACAGCGGCCCGCAGAATCTCGATTGGATCACGACGTATGTGCAGGCACACATCCGCGAAGCAAAACGCATCCGCCGCGTGTATGGGCGGATGGAAAGCCCGATCTATCCCTATATCTGGTGGCGTCGGGCCGACGATGCGAAGGACCTGGATGCCGATGTGTGGGAAACCATCGTGCGCACGGTGCTGGAGGAAGCTGACGGCATGGTGCTGTGGGGCGGATTTAAGACCATCGCCCCAGCAGGCCCACTTCCCTGGGACGAGAACGCCCCCTGGTGGGTGACGATCAAAGCACGGCTGACGGACAAACGACGAACACAATAGGAGGATCTATGCAATTCAAACAAGTTCTATCAGTGCTGTGCCTGTGTGTGATGGTGGTCCTGAGCGGGTGCGCCGGATATTTCAGGCATCACAATCTGGGCGATGACACGATCCAGGAATACATCAAGCCGGCTGAATTCTTGGCTGGCGGGTTTGTGGATCGCGTGAAATGCCCAACCAGTAAACGAAAGCTGCATCCAGACAAAGAGAAATACCCGAACGTTATGGTCTGTCCAGGAACGGTCGGAAGCGATGCCTATCTTGCCTGGCAAGTGAGCGTGGACGAAAAGAAGGAAAGCTACGGTGACAAGGCACTGTCAGCCGCGATGCACGGCATGTCATTTCTGCCTGCGGCTGCGGTGATTGGTGTCTCTATGCCAAGTACGCATGTGAATCAGTCTGGCCCGACTATCAATGAGACGTTCTCCACGAAGTATGTAGGGAAATAAATGAACGCACGTCGCTCAATCATCATCCTTTGCTTACTCGCGTTCTCCCTGTGTGCGCTGTCTCCCATGGCAGACGCGGCTATTGAGCCGAAGGCCAACTTTGCCAAGGCGACCTTGATTCAAGGGTATGCGGCAGGAGTCACGACTATTGCCGTTACAACCGGTCAAGGGGCACGGTTCCCTTCGACCTATCCTTACAAGGTCACGTGGTACGACTGTTCGACCTACACCTCAGCCACGGATGATGCAACGCGCGAGATCGTCCAGGTCAATTCGAAGCCAACGTCTGATTCCTTTGCGGTGACACGCGGACAAGGCGGGACTTCGGCGGTCGATCATAATACCGGCGGGAAAACATACTGCATTGAGCAGGGGATTTACGCGAGCGACTTCACCGATATTCAAAACTCCATCGATGCCGGAGCCGGTGGGCCGCAAGACATCAACAATATGATCGCGGCGGATTTGCAGGCGTCTCTCGCAGCAGCGAATACGGCAGCAGCGGGGAAAACGCTGCGCATCACCGACACGCAAACCGCGACGGCGGATATTACCTTTTCCGCCTCCACCATGCTCTGGATTCCATGCCCGGGGAAAATCTCATGGACCGATGGGCTGAACGTCAACTTCGACCGGCCGGAACAGATTCAGGCGGGAGATTGTCAGATCTTCGACGCTAAGGCGGGAGTGCATTTCGCCAAGGGCGGGAAGATCAACCCGAAATGGTGGGGTGCAGCAGGAAGTGCGGCCGCATCCACGAATCAAACCGCTTTCGAACAAGCCATTCTGTCTTTGCCGACAGGTGATGATATTCAGAGCACCATGCCGGTGCTGGAACCCTATCAGGTTACGGGAACACTACTCTCCCAAAGTCGCAACTTCGATGTGCTGTGTAATGACCACGGCGGGGGATTCATTCTTACGACT